TCAAAGGATACACCGCACCCGTCAGGTTTGCTGTAACCTCATCCGCTGCCCGCATGGCCGTGCTGCCCTCTGTGAAAACGTATGATGACGGGAATGATCCAAGTTCGAGTTGCGCGCCCCAAATGTAGATGCTTGCCAAGTTCAAAACAGTGAGGTTTGAATTTGCACTAGCAATGTATATTGCTGGCGTTAGTCTTCCATTGTCGCTTGTGACGGAGATAACTAATCGAAACCAACCATCTGCGAGCGTTTGCACGCTGACGCTAGCGCCTAGACCTCCGCCGCCCGATGTGGTTGACCCGAGCGCGCCAGTCGCCAGATTTATGTATTGCCCCGACCACTTAGTGACGCCAAGATTCCACAGCTCCACCAAAGCCCACGCATTGACGGATGCCTTTAAAAAAACAGAAAACGTGTAAGCAGTCGCAGTCGATACGGTGACATTCTGTCTGATATACGACCCGTTGGAGCCGGGCGATACAATTTCGTCGGCGGTAGTTGTGCCGTCCGGCGCGGTTGAGGCATTGGCCGTGACACTTGCCGCAACTTGCGGCCAACTTGCGGCGTTAAACTCCTGTGACCGCAACAGCAGGTTGGTCCGCGCATCCTCCACGAGCACGCCCTTATCCGTCCGGCGCAACACGCCAGACCCAAACGACACCAGCCGCCCATCTGACGTCTCGGCATAGCCGCTTGATGCTCGCGTGACCGTCAGCCCCGCGTTTGTCGTCACCACGCCAGCGCGCATGTATGAGTTGTCAACAAAGTCCCAAACGTCGGTCGCGCCGAGCCGCTCCACGGCCCGCAGAAACTGCGACCCTGGCGTGAGCCATCCCCGTTTGGCCCACAATAAGCTCACGGCTGCACGACCAAGGTAATGACACGCGCGCCGCCTTGGTTAACCGGCGTACCGGCTGTGCCAGAACGGATTTTAATATACCGAAAACCAACCCAGTCGCCGATGGCGAGCGCGCTGTAGTAATTAGCCGCGACCGTCAATGCACGTTCCGTTGCACCATCATACACATTGAAAAAGTTTGTGCCGTCAATAGAGCCTTGGAAAGTCATGCTTGCAGCTGTCCATGCATCAGGCATGATGATAGCAACAAGTTTGCGGCCTTTGAGATCAACCGCGCCAGACAGGCTCGCACTGTTTGCAATAGTGACGGTCGTTGTTTCGACCATTTGAGAGCCTACAGGCTTAGCTTCATAAGTGCCGAGGGTCATTATAGGCTCCTAGATCGCCATACCCCACTTAACGACAATTTCATCATTAAGCGCAGGAGCAGTGACAAAAGTCAGTGTTGTACCAGCAATAGTATAATCTGTTGTATAGGTCATAACCAAACCATTTACAACAACCAATGCGGCAGTGACATCGCCGGGCGTTGAGCTTAAAGTAAAAGCAGTTTGAGAACCTGTGCCCGTAAATGTTTGGTATTCGGCTTGGGCAAGCTGCACAATAGCGTCGATAATCGACTGTGCTGTAACGCGCATCTCAACGCGAGACCCTGAAGCGAAGCTGTTTGCTGTGGTGCCTTCTTGCGCGCGCACGATGGTCATTGAGTCAGTCGAACGTGCCGTGACCTTAACGATTTCATACGTTCCACCGGTGCTTACCAGTGTGGCGTAGAAATAATCGCCGGACCCGAGAGCAGGAAAATTAGCCCCATTACCTGCTTGCAAAGCAATACCTGTATCAGACGCACTGATCGCTGTGCTGAGAAAACCGGTTACGTTGTTCTTAAGTTTAACGCCCATGGTTTTCTCACAGCAACAAGAAGTCTATATCGGGAGAATCAACAATAGCACTCTTAATGTTTTGCACAGTAACGCGCAATTCAAATCTTGAATTTGCCGGGAAAGGAATGCCTAGCGTTCCTTCTTGTCCGCGTACAATCGTCATAACGTCGTCGGTGCGCGCTGTAACTTTGATAATTTCGAAGTTATCAGTAACGCTCTGAAGCGTAGCGTAAAAATAATCGCCGGTTCCAAGAATAGGAAACAATACGCCCGTACCGGAAGCAACAGTAAGCGAAGTGCCGATAGAACTAAGATCACCGACTGTTGTCGTGACTGCGTTGTTTTTAAGAACAATAGCCATATTAAGCCCCAAACGGCTGCATTTTAGCGCGAACAGAACCGCGCATATTACCTAAGTTCGCCCGCGCGCGGCGTTCGGTTGTATGGAAAACATACTGTCTAGCGTGGTAAGTGGCAAGTTCGCGGTCAGACCACGGTACGTTAGGTAACACAAGAAGCGACTGCAAAGCACCGTGCATAATAGCATCTTCAAGATCGTTGAAGATTTCTTCTTCCATCCCTGTCGCGTCACGCCGCGGTTTCAGCGCCATAAACATACGCATCGTGTAAGTCTTTTCGGCATCAGGCAAAGGAAGCACGATAAACTTATCTGGCGTAATCTGCGTAAACACGCGCGGCTCGCTACCGTCAGCAACGATAGATTCGGGAAGTACGTAGGTCGACCCTTGGTTAAACAAGGATGTATTATACTGCCCGTTGTTAAACAGATTTCCTGGAGGCGTTAGGCTCCACACCACGGATGGGTCTTGTCCACTATACAAGTCTGCCCACTCGGGGTAGCGCATGATAGCTTCTTCCATCGTCAGCCGTTGCAACGGCACATCGTTCATAACAGCTTCGAATACTACATGAACGGCTGAATTTACAGGTTTGTTGTAAGCGTATTCATGCACGCCGGGCAAAAGGTTGAAGTTCGGATGAAGATAACGCCACGTCAACGTGCGCTCGCAAGTACGAATTGCAGAGTCACGAATATGATTGAGAATCGTAGGCTGCGGACAGCCGGGCACGCTCGGATTCAGCCTAGGGACCAGGGAGGCGAACGTGCGCTGCGGCATATCTTACTCCGATCTAGACGACGTTCTTGGCATAGACACAGCCGCAGATTCGGCGTCTGAAACAATTCGCGTTCCGAGAGACGCATCAATCGCGCTAACAAAAGTTTCGTAAAACAATTTTGCGCGATTACTATTAACGTGTTCGTTGTCAACCGACTCTGCCAAAAACACGGTTCCGTCAATAACGATAGGAAAAAACGAGTCGGGCAAAAGTTCGATTGTCTGGCCGATAGTGTAAATGGGCGACGCCCGCACGTATTCGGCAACAAGAATAATACCAGCGGCAGGTTTTGGATACAAGAAAAACTTAGTCGGGTTGCGGCTATGCCGCATAAAGTTAATCGGTGTACCAGATGCTTCGCCTACCCAGTTAGGGTACATCTGATCTAACGTTTCGCGATTAACTTCAGTAACGGCATTGCCGTTCTTAACCTGGAAAATCTCTACCAAACGAACTGCATTAGACGGCAGCGACTGGAGCACAAGGTCCGGTGTCGTAACGACATCCCCGACGTACGAAAAAACGTCAGGGCGAAACGAGACAATACGGCGAATCGTTTGATTAACAAACCCAAGCAGCACTGCATCGCTGTACCGATACGGCACAAGCGTATCGGAAACCATATTCCGGACCTCTGTGATTACATCGCCTGGAGTCATTTAGGCCATCCTCGCGAAGCCTCTTGCGCCAATTCGGGCATACCAAAATCAAGTTCGGGTTCAGGTTCTACAGCAGGAAAATCATCCTGCGTCTCTTCAACAAACTTAAAACCTTTGGCCTTCTTAGCTTTCTTAGCCTTTTCCACGACTTCAACCTGCTTTTCAGGAATGAAACGTTCTGGAAAAACTTCTTTTTCACTAACTTCAACAAGCTCGGGACGCTTGGCAAGGATTTCATCCCACTCAAAAATCCAGCCGTCTTTGGTACTCTTAAGATACCTAACCATTTATTTTCTCCTACCGCTAGGCGATACAGGCCAAGACTTCCGTGCAGGGCCTGTTTTCTTTTCAGACATTGTTCTTTTTTCAGAAGAAGTCAATTTTGCTGCGGCAGATTTAGGACGGCAGGCCGGGTAAGGACGAGAAGATTTTTCAGAACCGGATCGACCGCAAGGTTTACCAGTCTTAACATCCACCCATTCCTCACCGAACCACTTACCCAGACCGCCCTTTTTTGCCATCTTTTTTCACCCTGTTGTCAGCGCCAGACCAAGTCCCACCGCGCTTCTTGTATTCCTTAGCAGCCCAAGCGTTTGCGTAAGCGCTATTACCAGTCACGCATATTACCCCGTTTTGTACCATGACCCAAGTCTCATGCTCTGTAGAGGGACACCACACATCCTGCGTAGCTGCGTCACGTACTTTTATGTTTTGCGTGTTGTGAGTGCGTTTACCTCTAGTAAAAATAGCACTTCTGATTGAGTCTGTCTTTTGCGCCATTGAAACGTAATATCCATTACAAAAGCCTGCCAACACTGCTGCAAAGTAATGGTCTAAATTTTTTTGTGAAAATATAAATCTGTGCCCTTCACGCTTTTTAGTCGCACCTTGGTCGGCTCCGTCATAGACAATTGCCGCTGCAAAAAATGCCTCTCTTTCTGTCGGGCTCATGTTAAGCACTTTAGTGGTCCATGATTGGTGTTTGTGCCAATCTAGATTAATAGATGCGTTTCCTTGCAGAGGACGTCCTGTCCAAACAATATCCATGTGTGTATTAATATCTCGGGTTGGTAAAAGCCTGCGATCTAAATACCGCTCACCTTTACAACCATTTGGTCCGGTTTTACCTCCCGAAAACATAGTCCTTTCAACCACCCATTGGTGATCCGGTGTGCAAACGATACTAAAACCTGTGGGTTTATACATTTCGACAGTCGGAGCATTCTTGTACGTATGGATGGCTAATACAGGACTCCAAACCAAATAATCAGTATGCATATCATAAGATAAAATTAAATTGCCTTCCTTAAGTTCTGAAGCATGAGCTAAGCCATTTGGCGTAATTGCTTGCGACTCCATGGGTACACAAGGGTACACATCAAATTTTTGCCTCGCTTCAGAGAGCACTTTGTTCCACAAAGCTCGGTTGTTGGGAGTTGATTTAGCCATCTTTCTTTCTCGGCTTTTGTTTACGCTCAACAACAATCTTACCATCGATTTCTTTTACGACCATACCCGCAGCTTCTGTCTGGGCTTTTAATTGCCGGTATTTTTCTTCGACGGTAAGTTTCTTAGCCATTGTTTTTATTCACCATTTTTCGCGGTCTGCCCAAAATGCTGCGCTAGATGGGCCTTTGGCAATGTTTTTTGAGTGCCGCGCCTTAAACGAAGCGCGTTTCTTTGTCATGCGCTCAGACTCGCCAGCTTTTGGTTTGCCCGCAGTCTCTGCGCCTTGCTCACCAAAACGAATGATTTTTTCTTTCCCGTCGTAGCATGCTTTGACGACATGGGATTTCTTTGGATGGCCGGGTGTGCGCTTCGGCTTATTGCATGGCATCGAAGCTTTATCTTCACGCTTAGCCATTAGCTGGTCACTCCTTTAATCACAGCGAATGAGAGTACAACAGCTTCCGACAAAGCTCCAGTCGTTTGGGTATTAAAAAGATTGATTTCGCACGAACCCGAAGCGGCAGCGCTTACACCTACAATATACGCACCAGACGTACCGCCTGATTTAATAGACACCGCGATAACATCCGTTGCATCGATAGTGCTATTTGTAAGCGTGAACGCTACGCTCTCCTGCGCGTTGAGCGCAGCATTATTCATCGTGATCTCACCAGTCGTCTTATTGAGTGTGACGCCTGTAGACTTACTTGTGTTCTGAGTAACCGTACCGCCCGCGCCCGTAGTGTAACCGATTTCTTGTGTTGCAAGAGCAGTTGTTGCAGTAACCTGAACAGGCGTAGTGCCCCCAAGAATGACGTTGTCGATAAAACCCTCATCGATCTCCGCGCGCGGCAGTATGACGCGCCCCGCCCCTTTTGGAGTTAGATCGATATCGATATCGGTGTTCGTCCCGTTAGCAGTGATTAAGTTCGTTGAAATTGCAAGCGCCTCAGTAACCCCGCTCGTATTAAGAACATCGCTCGTAATAGACGGCCCGCTTATGATAGTAACATCAGTAAGCTCGACAGTCTCTCTACGAACGATGAAGGAGCGTTGGGTCATGATGGAGTTTTCTTTTATGAGTTATGTTTAGGGGACATCACACGTCTTCCGCGTTCGCCCATTCGGGCAAGGTTTTAAGGTGCAAGTACGCTTGCCGAATAGGGTTCTCGCCTGTCAGGTCATAAGCGCAGTTGTACGCTTCATCGCCAAACGCGGGCTTGTCCGCTTGCACATAAGACCGCACGCGAAACACCAACTGCGTCTTTGTCAGGCTCACGCCTTCGACGCGATGATAAGCGTTTGTCGCCGTAAAGCCTTGCGGCGTCTCAACTGTCTTGCTCAATGCCATGCCTGCGCTCCTAAGCTGTAATGGCTCCGAATGTTTTCCACGTTCCGGGATTGCCTGCGGTCGTGCAAACAGCGCCGATATACCCGCCAGCCGTTGGCGTCGTGTATTCCACGCGATCGCCAATCGCCCACGTCCCGACCGTTGGCGCTGCGTTAAACCCAAGTGCCACGATGCGCGTGTCATCTTTGCGGGCGATGTAGCCCACGCCAAACCCTGAAGCATTTGTCGCCGCACCAGCCGTGCTTATTGGCGTGGTCACGTTGTCAAACACGTTGTCCACAATTGGCAAAACGGACGTGTCTGCGGTCGCCCCCGCACCAACGCCGTAAGTGCAGTCGCGAATAGTGTTGCGCGCAATGACGGCATCAAAGTGCCGCGTGCCTGTTGCCCAATACGAAGCGAAAGTCACGCCGACGTTGAAGTTCTCAATCGTGTTGTCGTGAACGCGCGTGTATAGGTTTCGCAGCGTTCTTATACCAGCATTGCCTTCCACCGCGTTCGTCGCATCGTGTCCGCGTATAAAATTGCTGCACACCGTTGTAATGCGCGTTCCGCTTTGCTGATCTATAGAAATAGCAGACACATTGTTGCCACTCGTTCTGCGTATAATATTTTGGGCTATATAATAGCCGCCTGTGTCTACCACCCCGCTACTGCTTTGCACAAAAATGTCTTGACCTGCATTGCCGCTAAACGTGTTTCCAGTAACAGACACGCGCGCAGATTGATTAACTATTGCAACACCTCTAGACAAACTGTCTTTAAGCAGATTGTTGCTTATCGTTGGCCCGGCGACCGTTGCCGTAGGTGCATTGACTGTAATCGCGCCTGTTCCTGCGTTGGTGTTCTGAAACTCATCAATCACGTTTGCATCAACCAACGTAAAGGGGTCGCCAGAAACAACATAAATTCCTCCGGAAGTGCTGCTGCTCGTGTCAAAACCGTTTCGGCTGCACAAATTGTTTGCAATCAAAACAGGCCCGGACGGCTGCCCTTGCTGGTAAATGCCAGTCCAAAGTGTGTTGCGGCATATGTTGTTTGTAATCACAGCGCGCGGCCCATTCACGCTGCTGTTGTTATAGCCCACCACGATTGCATGCCGCCGATTGCCGCCACTGGCGATTTCCGCCCATGTGCCGCCTTCAATGCATGTGGCGGGGTCAAGAGTGACGCAGACGTTTGCATTAATGATCACGTCTTGATCTAGGCCAAGCATGTCTACGGCAATGCCCTGGCTGTTGTTGCTTAGGCAATAGTTTCCCTCAATCACATAGCGACCGCCGCTGCTTGTGGAGTACGCCAAAATATCCGCAGCACTAGAGGACGGCCCTGCGGCATTCCACGTTCCGTTGTAAATAATGTTGCCACGCACGGTGATATTGCGGCCTTGATAGATTTGCACGCCGCACGATGCTGGACCCACCAGCTCAATCCAGTTGTCAAGCACAGACACGTTAGTCTTATTTGCAATGTAGACTGCGTTTTGCTTTTGCAGGTCCAGATTGTTTCCTGCCACCATCTTCAAACGCATTGTGCAAACAACTGTATCGTTGCCCGCAACAAAAAGGTTTTTACCAGCCGTGACGATTTGCACAAGCGATCCATATCCGTCGCCAAAAACCGTCACGCCGTTTGGGATAATCAGCTCATCCGTCACGCGATAGAAGCTTGCTGTCGCTGGTATGTACACCGCACCCTTCACGGTTCCTGCCGCTGTCAACGCGGCATTGATCGCTGCGGCGTCATCGGTTGAGCCGTCGCCTTTTGCGCCAAACCAGCGCACATTAATTGGACCGGTATACTGCCTTTTCCACCTATTGCCCGCTGCATCGACGATGACGGTTCCGCCGTTGTCTGCGGTCGTTGTATCCGTCGTGTCGAGACGAAAAATGCCTCCGCCGTCTCCTGCGGTGTAATTCTGAGTAAGAGCGACTTGTGTGGGGCGGCTTGCGCCTGAAATATTAAGAAGTTTTAGCGCTGCAATATCTGCAACTATTTGCGGTTTTTCTACAGCAAGTTCATTAATTGCTGCCTGAACTGTGCTAGACGCAACAACACCTGCCGCAGTGTTTCCAATAAGCGCTGCGCCGCCAGCGGCGGCTAGGTCGCTTGCAATCTCAGCAATAGCAGTAGGAACAGTAGAGGCGGCGATGAACCCGGCAGGGGTGTAGGGAAGATCGCCGACCAAACCCGCAGCAAGTTGTGCCCGTGTAATACGTTTTGTTTCGCCCAACCCGCCGTTTGCGCTCGTATCGAAAATAACAACTTCGTCGTTGTTTGCAGAGTTTGCGCCTGTGAGAGACGTCAAAGCAGGAATGCGTTTGCCGGGCATGGGAAACCTCAAATGGGTAGGGGGCCGAAGCCCCCTACTTAGACAGTCGCACTGAAGGGAGTGGCAAGAGAGCCGCTGCCGATAATGTCGCCAAATACCGCATAAGTATCTGCCGCAATATCAACAAAACTAACCATCCCGCCAACAAGCCCGCCAGTCGTAGATCCGTTCATCGTGAGCGTGTCGCTCGCTGCCGCCGTACCAAAAGCAGCAACAGTGCCGTCAGACGGTTTACCAATGGCAACAACTCCGGAAAACACGTCAGTATTATCCGCCACTTTAATGATATTGTTGTTGCTGGTAACCGCTGTACCAACCGTAAAGTTAAAGATTGCACCCGACCCGGTCGCCGCAGGAAGAGTAGCAGTAACCCCAGCAGCGCGGTTAAGCACAACCGTTTTACCGTCGTGGTCTGCAACAGTCACTGCAAGAGTAGCAGCCGTAGCAGATACAAGACGCGCAGACGTGTCGCACGTAGCGTTAATCTCAGCAGCCGTAGCCGTAAGGTTAACGCCACCAATTTGCGTCGTGCCCGTAAGGTTTACATTATACAATGTACCACCGTTAATGGTGGCGTTGTCCTGGGCAATGCCTTTATAGACACCCATGATAACCTCCTATGAAGTGGGGGCCGAAGCCCCCACCCCTTACAGATCGTTGACGTTAACGCCGACCAAGAACACCCGCACAACCGCGTCAGTCGGGTCGTCCGTGTTGATAAGGATATCAAGGGTGTCCGCCGCCGTCAGCGTGACCGGGGCCGCAAGACCCGTAGCCGTAATGCCTAGAGCGTTGAGCGCCGCGTCGTTAGCGAAGACGTTAGCCGCAGCAGGCGAACCGCCCGTGAAGCCAAGGTCAAGCGTTGACGTAGTGTTGGTGGACTCCACAGACATAACCTCAAGCCCACCTTGCAGAATGCACAGGCCAGCCGGAAGATTAAGAACTTGGAGCGTATCGCCAGCAGCCAAAGCGGTAGCCGCAGCAGCCGTGCGAGCAGCAACGATTGCAGCAAAGTCAAGCGTCACTTCGTAATACGCAAAACGCGAATCGCTAGGAGCCGGGAAAGAGGCCGTACCCTTATTAAATCCAAGAGTATCAGTATAAGCAACCATGGTCATAATCCTTTATAGGTTAGAGGGGGCCGAAGCCCCCTCTGTTAGGCGAGAGTGACAACCGCTTGAGCGAGCGCTTCCGGCTTCACCACTTTGTAGCCATACACTTGCAGGCCACGGATGATGTTACCGAAAGTCGTTTCCGAACGGATGGTTTCCATTTCGGTCATCTGGGACGCGAAGGTGAAGCCCATCTTGTGCCCGGCGATCAAGTTAAACTTGCCGCCAGTATCCACCTTCAAGTTGTGCGACACATAGATCGTAAACCGATCAATCATACCCAGACGCCCGTTGCGGACCATAGAAACGTTGTCGCCGACAAGCGATGCGTCCTTGAGTTCCGACTTCTTAATCAAACCCGCCATTTTCGCAGGAATGACCAAGTAGCGTCCGGACTCAGGGCAGTTCGCCTCGTCAAGGACCGTGCCCATATCAACGATGAGTTCAACCACAGGAACCGTGCCGCTATTGCCGTCCTTGGTCACCGCACGCGGCGAAGCCGTCGTACCGAGATTAAAGGAAGCCGTCTTCTCACCAGCGGTAGCGCCTTTGTTCTTAGCGGAAATATCCGGCAGTAGATCAGTCAGCACGCGCTGGTCGATTTTGATCTTCATCTGCTCAGACGCATCCTTGGACCAAGTGTCCATCAGATTAATGTCCGACTGAATACGATCAACATCGTCTTCGACGCAGGAGAAATACTCACCCTTGTCGATAAGCAGTTGGAGTTTCGGCTTATCCGGACGCTCAACGGTCAGCGACTGGCCCTTCACGTAATCACGAATGGTGATCGTCGGCGTGGTACGGATATTAACCGTATCCCCCATCGAACGAATTTCACCTTCGTAATCGGTGTTGGAAATCGCCGCCAGAACAGTAGCGTCGTAGAAATTCTCAATAAGTTTGCCACTCCAAACTTCAGGAATGAAATTCCCCGAGTAGTTCGGCTGGCCGGTGACTTTCGGAAACGACATAGTAGACTCCTAATATCTACGTTGCAACAACTCGACCCTCCGCCTGTGCGGCAAAGATGTCAGCCTCGATGCGAGCCCGCTCGTCGTCTCGGCCCCGATACACTCCCTTTCGGACATCACTGTAGAAAGTAGCAATATCTTGTCTGGAATATACACGAGGACTGCTAGGTTGTCTAGTATTACCCCTAGACCTACCGGGAGTAATCTGTCTTTCTAGCTGCGACTGACGGGAATCGCGTTGGTATTGAGCTTTTGGCGCATTGGTTTGATCTTTCCATGCGTTGAAAAAAGTAGCGATACGATTTACGTCAAAACGCTTTTGGGCTTCTTCCAAGAAGACTTGCTTGTTGAGACCGCTGATTGGGTCAACTTCAAGCAACCAATCGTGGAACTGTGGGTCGTTGTTAATAGATTGCCAATCAGGCACTGCCGCCGTTAACCGATCCCAGAAAATTTGTTCTTGGGATTCCGCTTGCGCTCTTGTGACCCGTTCGACAGTCGGAACTACCGTGGACACTTTGCGAAGCTCGGCTTTAACCGCAGCTAGCTCTGCTGCGAGCGCTTGGTTCTCTTCGCGAGCAGCCCTACGGATAACTTCAATAGTGTCTCCGTAATCCTCTACGTCCTGTGGAGTAATGAATTGCTGTGCCGTAAACGTATCATTTTGCGTTGGTGTTGCAAGCAATTCTTCCAACCGGGCGAGTCGGCTTTTAAGGTCTGCATTCTCGCGTTTAACAGCTACAACCTCACTGTTATACATGCCTTGAAGCGTTTTGTACTTCTGCTCGTATTCCCTGTCGCCAGCTGAAGGTTGCTCTCTACCCTCAACAGACGTAGTTTCGTTCACAACTTGCCGGTCGGTGTTTTCCGCAGTCACCGATTCAGAAACGTCGGCATTATCTGCCTCGCTCTGAACTTGGTCAAAGTGGGTTTTAACCGCCTCAACTTGTCTACGAACTTGTTTTGGCACACTCATCTAAAACTCCTTGTCGGCTATTTTAGTTTAGCCGCAATATCCGGGGCATCTTGGAGAAGTTTAACTATCTCCTTCAACACCTGACAGCGCCCCTGTGCAATCAGGATAGTTCCCGCGACGTGGGGGAGTTGATCCAACTCCTTATCCCGCCATTCGCGAAGATAAATTACTGCATCTGGATATGCCTTGGCCAGTGCAGCTAGTTGTTTGATTTCATTGTTATTAGGCGGTCTCACGTCGTCCGCCCCGTCTGTTGGTTAGCCACGACGTTAGCTGCTTGTCCCCCCGCTGGGGACCCGTCTGGAAGAGTTTCGCCAGGAGCACCGGGCTGTGCCTGCGGCATCTGCGCCTGCGCCATAGCCATGATGGCTTGCTTCTCACGAGATGGGACAATGTCGTCGCTCGGCATCTGCAAAGTCTTAGCAACTTCGCGAAGAAGCGCCCCGCGACCTTCAACCCCCATAATCTGAGCATCGATTGGGTTAGCCGTCGCATTAAGAAATTCGATGCGTCGAACGTTAACCACTTCTTTAACTGCCAAGGTACTCGCTCCGCGTGGTACAATGACACTGTCCCCTTTAATAGTCTCATCTTCATCGAAGCGCATATTAAACACAAATTGTCTCTCGACTACAGGTTTAATTACATCGCTATCAATATAACCCACGACTTGTCGAATGCCTTTACCTGCGGCACCCATCAGCATACTCAAACCGGACGACGTACGTCCTGCGCCCGTCACCGAAATGTCCCCCGACACGTAAGACGGAATCCCGCTGTGCTCATCGGCCATACGCGCAAACCGTTCATAAACACCCATAAGAGTGGTAGACCGGTCATCCGGCTGCGAAAACCGAACGGCAGGAGCCGCAGACCCTAGTGGGTCATTATTAACCTGCCAAATTTTCCACGGATACATCTCCGTGATGTCTTCATTAGGCGGTACGCGATCAAGGTTAATCTCGACCTGCGGACCTGAGGCAATACCCATGTTGTTAACCAGTGCGCGAGCACAAGCATTACATACATTCTGAATATCTTCGATCATCTCAGGAATGCCCATACCCCAAAACGCACCGGGCACTTTAATAAACGATGTCTTCGCGTAAGGCTTCTCACCAAGCGGGTCTGCGTTTAGGACAGCCTTAATGACGTAGTTACCAACAATCCAAACATTTCCGTCGTATTCACGGGCTGGATCAGGCACCTCCTCGCTCGTAAGCCCCCACTCAATAAGGTGTTTGCCGCTGATCTTACCCCAAAATTCAAGGACATCGTAAGTCGTGTTAGGCGAACGATAAGTCCCGAACTTCCGCTCCAAGTCCTCTTTCTGATCCTCAACAAGGTCATCAAACCACGTCTGGATGGACTCGCTCTCTAGAATCTGACGAATGGCGTCTTCATCGTAGCCGGGGACACCAATCAACCCGGCCAACTCAGATCGTGGCATGGGGTGGTGTTGGAACAGATACCCGTCGTTAATATTCGTAACGCCCGGCTCCGGATAGATACGAAACGGATCAACCCGCTCAAACTCAGGTATCAACGTTTCTTCTGGCTCTACATATGTGTACCCGCTTGTGTCGCGTTTCCACTTAAGCACCGTGCGCCGACGTACCATAGGACCCTTAATAAAGGCCGCTGGATACGTCACCAAGTCGGTAATGAAGTCATCGAATGCTTGGTACCACCCGCCCTCGGCAAACTGGTCCTCGATCCTATGCTTCATCCGGTCAGCGCGGTTCTGCGCTTGCTGCTGAACTTTAAGTTTATACTCATTAACAAGAGTTTCTTTTACGTTTTCCATGTCTTCGCGGCTAGGTGATTGACCCATGAGTTTAATCATGTTCATCACACGCTCAGCAAACATAGACTGAATAAGTTCTGTCGATGATGGGTCTAAGTTTGCAACTGGAGTGGGGCGCAAGTCCCAAGGTGGCCCGCCGTCTGCCAGAAGAATATCTCGCAGCCACGACTCCGCCGCCCGGCACTTAACTTCGGTGATCCGCATAAACACTTCAGACCCGCCCTGATTGCGGATGCTACTTAGTTTAGACGGTTCGTACTCCCCGTTGCGCTGCCGTTTAGCTTTAAGCATTAGACGCTCGATGGGCTCTTTGGCGTCCTTAGCGGCTTCCCAACACTTCTTAATATAAGCAGCCATGTTAAGAATGACAGGGCGGCTCTGCCGAGCCTCTAACTCAGCCCTAATCCGCCGTTTTTCCTCGGCATCAATCTCATCGTTACTGACCACACGAAGGATGGATAGCCCGGCCATTCGCAATCCTTTGTCTAAGATAATTTAGACATATAAGAAAAAACCCTGGAGCGCAAGCTCCAGGGTTAGGTACACAGAGAGAAACGCCGATACATTAGAAAAAACCTCAGTTAAAGTCAAGTCCATCCGTCAGGACTAACTTTCTGCACAGTCCGCGTCCGCATCCTCGCCATCATCTCTCCCATTCCGGTAATATGGAGACATAAGTATTGCAAAGCTTCAGCAATGTGCGAGTGCTGGTTCTTCTCAACCCCACCAGTTTTGGGGTGATAGCGATAGCCACCCATCATCGCAGCCTTAAGCCGCGAACACAACGGGTCCATTAAGAAGGCGGCATCCCCGTCAACCTGCCTCATCAAAAGCTCGTCGACTGAATTAAGCCGTGCAGATAAGTTATTCGTCTTAGCAGGCATAACCTTAAAGCCCTCTGCCTTAAGAATATCAACCGCACTGCGCTCATCTGTCTGCGCGCGCTGAATACCTGCGGGGTCCACAATAACGTGTACGTCCATGCCAGGGAACCGTTCCACAAGGAGCGGACGCAGCACCGTGCGCGCGAAGCGTTGCACGCCCATGTCGAAGCTAGCTGCCTCTGCTAGAATAAGGGCTCTCCCTCTGGGGTCTTGCTGACCAATCACAGCCGCTGGCGTAAGTCCAAGGTCCATCCCGACAACCAGGGGTCGTATGCCGTTCATAATAGGTTTAAGGCGGTTTATCGAAATGTGATAATCTGGCCTAAAGTACTTATATATAGGTGTACCGGCCAGAGACAGACCGTACTCACCGTCGATGTAGACACGGGTATACTCTTCGCTGCGCCCTTCCGTGTCGTAATAACCGTCAGGTAAGTTTTCTACGTTTTCTGCATGTGGGCTACGCCCAGATGGTTGTTTAAACACCTCCCAACCATTTTCTTTGAAGCTCACGCCGTCCTTGGGGTCCAGCTTCTCCATCATATAGTACCACCATGTATCCATAGTGGGTGGGTTAGTGTCGCCCCACATCCCGAACCACGTCGGCCCGCCGTCCTTAGAAGAAGGAAAACGCCCGATCCGCTTGCTCATGGCGTCTACAATCTCGGGCGCAATGTCCCGGCACTCGTTAAAGAAGGCAAAAGTCAGTTCGAGTGAGTTCAAATTGGCCACATCGTCGGCATCATCCAGGGCGCGGAACATAATCTCGCACTCAACATCGCCCATTTTAAAGAAGTAGGTTTTAGTCGTGCGCATAAAGCGGCCACATATTCCTTCTGGGAACCAATCAAGAAATGTTTTGATTGTTGTGTCGCTCAACTGACGCACCGTTTCACGAACCACGGCGCAGCGGCTACGCCTAACGCCATCAGGGGCTGGTTCTTGCATAGAAGCACGGCGAATAATCTCAAAACAGCATAAAACACTCTTTCCGGACCCTACAGGACCCATAATTACCCGCATTTTCTTGTTTGATAGCATGAATTTGCGCCCTGTAAGGGGCGGCGTGTAGTTGATTGAGAGGCTTTCGGTCACTGTTGCTCGCCTAAATTAATGGTGATAGAGACACCTTGCGCCACGTTAACGTCTCCATCGCCCGTTTTAGGCTCTAAACCAGCCCACTTGACCGTAGATTTAATAAGGTCGGCCTTAACTGTGGGGGAAACATCAGGTGCATGGATCAAAACCCACGAAGTCGTAAGTAGTTCTTCTGCCTGAGCGCGAGCTTTCATACGAAACGTGACGCCTTTTTCCTTAATTTCGTTTCTGTATTCGTTAACGCGCTTCTCGAAAGCACTATCTTGCGAAAAAGTTAGCAGATCGTCTTTGATTAGCTTATGCCGGACTAAGATTTCATCCACGGTTTCGCCGGAACCCTCTAATAAAAGGGCTAAGTCCATAGCAAATCGGTTGTTCCAACGAGTAACCTGCATGCTTTTAATGTGCTTAAAGACCAGGGGAAGTCAAGCGGTACACTAAAAGTGTCAAATATTGGTTTTTGGGGGCTGCAATTTTTTGGAAATTGAAGAAGTGGGGGGTTAGTAAGATACTAATGCAGTGTCAAATATAAAAATAGGGGTTAGTAAGATACTAATGCAGTGTCAAATATTGGAAAAACTGGGTTTTGTTATGTGAGATTTGGGTATTCCAGGGGGCGGTCATGGGCCAATGGCCGCGTGCCCCCCGGCCCTTCGCGGGCGCGCACGCGTAAACCCTTATAATGCTATGGCTTTTGTTTTTGTATCGTGTGCGCAAAGGGATATCAAACAGAGCTTATCTTATTGCGCGTTGCATAGGGAACAAGCCTAGCTAGACGACGTCCGGAACAAAACATGAACTGCACATTGCAAAGATTTAATGCAGCGATCAAATCAAATACATAGTTTTTTAACCGTGGCCGTGCGATTGTCTTCACGTCGCTAAGGCGCAAGCGGCGAAGCTCTTTGAAACCCCGACGCGCCAGGGGAACAAGAAAGGCCATATCATGGCTAAGTTGTATCGTGACAACGTGTCTATCGTTCTCAATCCGAAAGGCGAAATTGCCCTAAAGAAAAACGAGAAGGGCGCGTTCAGCGCGGCCGATGCGGCAAAGATCGCAAAGAAAATGCGTGAATTGTCGACCAAGCACAAAGCGCCCATTTCACAATGGGCCATGTTCGTCGCGCCTGGAGCGGATGAATTGCAGCCACCGATTTTGCTGGCGAACAAATTTGGGCAACCTTACTTAGCTTGGCTTCCGCCAAGCGCTCCCAAGCCCAGCAAAAAAGGCCCCACGATTCTCGCCTAACGATCACCAACCCAGGGCGAGGCGCAAGCCTCGCCCCTTTCTTTTCATAGGTGCAACAATGAACGAAATCCTAAGCATCCTCGGCTTTGCCGCAATCGTCGGCTACTGCGTTTACGTTGTGGTAAGAGACATTACCATCTGGCATAAGAATGATTAAGTCACGGCAGGCGCGCAAGCGCCTGCTATTTTTTGTTTTCTCACCATCGGGCACAGGTTGTCGGGGGGTTAGGAGGTTTGTTGTGCTGCGGTTCCTCACTGCGTTCGGACCATTCGTCGGGGGTTCACGGCTCGTAATTTTACAGATCGCGCGTTTAAAAGTGTAAAGTGTAAAATTAAGGCAGATTTGCCTCAATCATAAAAGTGTAAAACAAAAGTGTCAAGTGTCAAATAAAAGTGTCAAGTGTAAAATTAAGGCAGACCCGCCTTAATCGTAAAAGTGTAAAGTGTAAAATTAAGGCAGACCTGCCCCAATTCGGAAAGTGTCAAATAAAAGTGTCAAGTGTAAAATTAAGGCAGGTCTGCCCCAATTCGGAAAGTGTCAAAGATTGGAAAAAAGTGTCAAAGATTGGAAAAAAGTGTCAAGCACAATCTATTTTTTTTCCGGAGGCCCGAAATTCTTTGACATATTTGACACTTTTTTGTGTAAAAGATTTGACACACAATGTGTCAAATGTTATACACTTTTGACAGTTTTAAAAAGTGTCAAATATCCAGTGTTTTCAAGGTAAAACCAGCAGGTTGGACATTTTTTCTTAGTATATTAGAATCTACTTAATATAAATAATATAAGAAAAAACACTACCCTTTCCCGATACAAAAAAAAATTTGGCCGATAGGATTTTGGTCCTACCCCCCACTTTACACTTCTGTAGAACTTATTATTTTTCCCCACTTAGATTATATTATCTACCTTATCCCTCGCAAACCCTTGCGCCCCAAGGACTTCAGCTTTTTGACATGTAAAATCTTTGACACTTTTACAATCTAAATAATCTAAATTTGACACTTTTACCCCTACCTTTTACACTTTTACCCCTACCTTTTACATTTTTCGCCATTACTTTTGCCTTTTACACTTTTCCAAGCCCCCGTAGGGGGCTTGACACCGCCGCCGGACCGTGGTACGTTAGTCGGGTCGATCGGACTTCGGTCCCCGACAGCTCAAACTTTCCAAACAACTGGCAAACATAGTAGGAGCATATCATGTCTTCCTCTAAGCTTGTGCTACGCCCCGTTTATTCGGGCCGTGGTTATTCCCCTAGTGACGCCGTCTATGACTGGTATGCTGGGAGCGACTTCATTTGTAACGAAGGCCATCTGTGGTCCATCGAAGAACTCGATGAAATTTTAGCCCTTGGCTACACCAAGCTTATTTTGCTCTGTGGTCCTGCCAACGCTAAGATTGACCTTCCCACCAACCTTCCTTCTCGCCGCTGGCTTATTGCCAACAACTTCCCGAACAATCGCCACATCTACGCTACCGCTGCTGTGGTTCATCATCACGATGGCCGCCTCATTATCGGCGAAGGCGTTTCCAGAAAGGGCTTTTAATGAACACCGGCTACACTCAAACAATCTCTATCCCACTCAACACTCCTGTAACCTGTCTGCCATACGACAGCTTTGATATCGCTATTATCAGTATCGGTATCGCCCTAGCCGCTTGCTGCGTCACCCTGGCTGTTGTGGCTCATTTCGTCTTCAAAGTGATTGATCCCAACAACCGCTAACCAAGAAAGAAACCACATGTTCGGACTGTTCATGCTGATCTACCTCAGTGGCTTTGTCGCCATCTCCGTAACCATGGGCTATCTATTTGCGCGATACGTGGCCGCTGGTAAGATTCTCTACCCCGATGGTACCTATGACCGCATTTGGTTCCAAACCGCATGGGTGAGCCTCCTGTGGCCTTTATTGACCACCGTG